CTTGATTTCCTCCTTGGTGTCGAAGATGGACGGGCAAGGCAGGCTCCAGTCGATAATCTCCGCTGCACTGCGCCACGGTTTCAGTCGTCCGCTCTTCACGGCTTCACTGTCACGCGGAGCATGGGTCGGTTCAGGCCACACGATGGGCTGGCCGTCGCAACGGGCAATCAGAACAAATCGCTTGCGGCTGGTCGGTGCGCCATAATCGGCCGCCACCAACTCGCGCCACTCGACCTCGTAGCCGAGATCTCGAAGCTGGCCGATGAACTTCCTGAACGTCGTGCCTGCCAGCTTCTTTACAGGCTTGCCCTTTCTGACCGGCCCCCATGTCTGGAACTCTTCAACATTTTCGAGGAAAATCACTCGCGGCCGCACCAGAGCGGCCCATCTCAGCGTGATCCACGCAAGACCACGGATTTTCTTATCAACGAGAGCCGCGCCCTTGGCCTTGCTGAAATGCTTGCAGTCTGGCGAGAACCACGCGCCGCCCACCGGACGCCCGCGGCATACGTCACGCGGGTCAACATCCCAAACGGACGCCTGATAATGCTCCGTGTATGGGTGGTTCGTCTTGTGCATCAGGATCGCCGCAGGGTCGTGGTTGATAGCCGCTGCCACCGTAATGCCGAGGCCAACCTCCATGCCTGTCGATGCGCCACCGCCGCCCGCAAAGCTGTCAACGAAGATCTCGTCGTCGATGCCGATTTGTGCGCAATTTCTCATATCATCCACTCCCCTTCGTGCGGCTGAAGGAACCGGAAGGTCGCCGAGATTTGCAGGTCGTTGTTCTCTTTTTCCTGCCTCTCATAAACGACAGCATCGTGTTCCATCACATATTCCGCGATGTTGTGCGCAGTCTCCGCTCGGAGCATCTTCTCCATTTCGGCCTCGTGCGTTCTGGTAAAGGCAGGCACGATCTTCACCGTCCTGACCGTCTGGATGTCGTAATGGAGGACCTGCGCGATGGGCGCAGGAAACATCGCCTCAGCGCGTGTCAGGCCGCCGAGTGCATGGATGATTTTTGCCTTCAGCCTGTCAATCCATTTCATGTGCGACCTCCTTCATCAGCTTCCCGTTCTGAACTCGGTATGCTTTGTCATCCCAATATTCAGTCGCGCCGACCTTGCGGGTGTCGTTCCCGTAAAACTTCTTCCACGACGGCAAGCTGTCGTTCACGGCGTCGAAATGCAGGCCCCATCTGGTGCAGGCTTCGAGCGCGTTCTCCAGCAGCTCTCCCTCTCGGCACGTCCAGAGAATGAGTCCTGCGCCAGCGATCTGCTCTGCCGCCGCTGCGACGATAATCTCCCAGTTCGGAGCGCCAATGTCCGGGTATGCGTTTGCGCAGAGGCAACCGTCAAAGTCGATAGCGATTGCCTTCTGCAGCGTCTGCGCGTACTGTTTCCGACGCTCTGCGTCGTCTGCCTGCATCTGTTTCAGCACCTCCTTTGCCAGTTTCGTCGTGCATCCTCTGCCCTCTCTTAATTTCTCCAGCGGGCATCCCCTGCAGTTCAGCTCAGCACAGCACCTCAGCGTCTTCACGATAACCCCTCGTCTCATGCCAGCGCCTCCTCTCTGCCGATCTGCTGGAACTTGTAGGCGAAGACCCACGGGTTCGCATACCATCCCAACTCGTCGAGTTGGTCTGCAGAGATGGTGCTGTTCCAGAGATCCCGAAAATCCATGCGCATGGCTCTGTACGGCTGGTTCCGGTCAATGCCTTCAGCCTTCAACCCGCCGCCGTTGATGTCTCCGAGCCTCTCCACAGAAACGTCCACGATTTTCAGGAATGTCCTCGCCGCCTCTTTTGGCATGAAAATCGAGGGGTTCCACTTGGAGTCGGTACTCCACTTAGCGATAAACTGGTCAAACGCCTCTCTGGATTCCGAGTCGGAGCATCCGCCGGGGAACTGGATTTTTCCGAGCGGGCCACCTGCTCGGAACTCGATCTTTGCATCCGCCTCGAAGCGGTGCGCAGACTGGACACGCCATGTCTCTCTGATATAGAGCACGTCGCCGAACCAGAACTTCGGCTTGACGGTCTCTGCCCAGTCGCGGAAGATGCCGCCAGCCCCGTTGTTTCCGCACATCAGGTCAAACGTCCGGTTCTCTTCATCGCAGTCGAGGACGAACCGTGCGCCCTCGGGCTGCGGGAGAACTACGCGCCGCGTCTCAGTTTTTTTGCCGGCCATGATTTTCTGCACCATCTCCGTATTGAACAGGATCGGTTTCAGCTTTGCCACTTGCTATCCCTCCTTCTTGTAAAGCGGGTCATCCTTGCCGAGCACGGGGTAGTCTACCTGCCCGCCTTTTTTGATGACGACCCGATATTTTTTGTTGATCCCCCGCCGCGCCCGATTTGCCAAAGCGTAGAAGCTGTCAATGCTGGCGCATCCGATGGCTTTTCGACACTCAGCCGCGTTGCCTCTGGTCAGCAGCTCGCCGCTGTATCGGTCGTAGATTTCGTAGTAATTCATCGCTCCACCTTCTCAATGCCGTCCATCGGCACCAGCCGCTTCTTGTTTTCAGCGTAGTAGACGATGGCAAACGGTTTCGGATTGATTGAGCTGCATTGGAAGCCGCTTCTTCCATACGGAGGTTCGTTCCATTCGCAGAACAATTCCGTGCAGAGCCATGTCACGCCGACGAAGACTCCGGTGAACAAAGCCGTTTTCGTGACGAACTTCTCGCAGGACTCGTAATCTTCAATCTCCTTGCCATCCGTCGCGTCCTTCTCCCACAGCAGCGCCTTTCCCGCATCTCCGTTGTCGATCTCGAAGTGATTGCCGCTCGGCCTGATGTACGCGCTGCATGATACTCGATCTCCGAGCCGCAGCTTCGGCATTTCAGTCGTACTCGTAGTCACCCAGTTTCACCTCCGTTTCGCAGTCGGGGCATTCGACGTAGCCCCAGTCGTCACCCCAGCACTCAGGGACATCGAGTTCTCGCCACGGAACCGTGACTTCTCTGCCACAGCGCGGGCAAGTAAATGTGACCGATACCGGCTTCACGTCGATGTGGAAGCCTACTGCTTTGCTCATGGCTGCGCCTCCTTTCTTTGCGGTATTTTGAATTAGCCAAGTGGCAACCAGAGGGTAGAGCAAGGCTCTACATCCTCTGGAGCATCACGCAATGATGAAAGTATTGCCGCCCTCGGCTGGAATCGCTCTATTCGGGTCTTGCAGCGGCTTTCTGATCTTGACGATGCGGGTAACAACATCTGTGCCGCTTTCGCGGAACGCCCCCGGCTCCAGCTTGATCGTCTGAGCATACACGTTGTCGAGGAAGTCTCTGAACTCTACGGACTTCTTATCGCTGCGGAAGAACGTGCTCTCGCACATGATGGCAACCAGAACGCCGCCGGCATCCAGCAGATCGTAGGCGTGACGCACATGGTCGATGTCCTGATGGCGCGTAAAGGGCGGGTTCATCACGACGCGGTTGATAGTGCCGATTTCCTTCTTCGTCACGTCCAGAAAATCGCGGTAGTTCACGCCATAGGGCTTCTCGGACAGATACCGCTTCATGTCGGTGTTCAGCTCGATACAGCACATACCGGCGGGCAAATGCTCCCAAATGACATCCGCCAGTTGGCCGTTGCCGCAGGACGGCTCCAGTACCTCGGATGCGCTGTCGATCTCGGCCATCTCGCACATACGCTCGGCAACAGCGCGAGGTGTCGGAAAGAACTGATACTCGCGCTTCAGGTCTTTTACTTCCTGCGTGAGCAGGACGTTCTCCAGCATCTCCGCCACATCGTCATCCTCGGCGAAGACGTGGGCTTTTGCCTTTCGGTTCCACTTGCCGCCCATGTTCTCCAGAACCTTGTTGACCTCCGTGTAAGTCTTGCGGTCAAGCTGAACACTCGGTAGGTAAAGCAGGTTTCCGTCCGCTCTACACTCGCCCAGCACATTCAGCACATTCTCAGGGATTTTTGCCATTTGTTTCATCCTCCTTATTTTCCGCTGGCCGCGCTCCAATGAACTCCTCGGCCAGTTGTTGATACTCTTCTGGCGTGATATATCCACGCCGTTTCTGCTGCTTCCAGTAGGCCATGATCTCGTCGTACCGAGTCTTCAGCGAAGCGTATCGGCCATAGGCGCCGTTCAGCTCACGGCAGATCCGCTCCAGCTCAACTCGCTTCTCCGCGAAGTTCTCGGCCAGTTCAAGGCTCGGCGCCCGTCCAAGTCTCGCAGACCCACAGGCGCAACACATCTTCGGTGCTATGCCCTGCACGGCAAAGGCAGCTCCGCAGTCAAGGCATATCCACTTTTGCTGCCGTCCTCTTGCCATTCAGGCTACCTCCTATCACACAGGTTTTTTCCACCGGCATCCGCGGCAGGCTCCTTCGTGTTCCTGCTTGTACTTACCGCACATATAGCACAGTTCATTGACGGCCGTGCGGTATTCCCGTTCCAGCTTGCGGATCTCGGCAGGCTCCCGGTTGGTGTCTTCGTAGTCGGCCAACCGGTAGAACACGGCTTCGACCGTCGTGCCGGTCGGCTGAGATACCGTGCCGTCGCTGTTTCGTATCGTCAGGCGCTCCATCGTCATGCCTCCTGATACCGGATGGGCCGCTCGCCGCGCTCGTCGAAGTCAAGGCAGGCTTTTTTCGACTGACAGCAATAAAGCGGCGTCCCAGCTCGCGGGTAGTGCTTGTTCTTGCGAACCTCGCAGATGCCTGACGCTTTCATAGGCTCTCTGAGGAAGTGGTGGCACCGGCCGCAACATTGGCCGAGGCTTTCGGGTCTGACCTTCAGACGCCCCTCCCTCTCCGCTTTGAGCAGGTCGAGAACGTGCTGAAGACTCATACCGTCGTGGATCAGCTCGTCCTCGAACTTTCTGTATTCCACGCAGGCTTCGGCTGGGATGTCAGCGTCCTCGTACTTTTTCAGAACTCCGAGCGCCTTTTCGACCGTTCTGATCTCCTCAGGCTCAAAGCAAAAATCCTGCTCATTGATGATGTCTTGCAGCCTCTTCGCGTATTTCTCCATCTCAATACTCCTTTACTTCCGGTTCGTCGAGTCGTGCGCCGCAATGCTGGCAGAACGGCTCTGTGCAATTCACGTCCTCTCCGCAGTTGGAACAATGCGT